TTTCTTAAACAGCTGCCGGTACTTTTCCTCCAACCGGCCCAGATTGGATTTCCCCTTGCAGTTCAGTTCAAGCGACACCACACGACCTCGTCGATGTCCAGCCAGTGGATAAAAATGAACCGTAATCGTGGCTTGAGTGACCAGTAGCAGACGGTGCAAGGGATTTTCCTGGGGAAATTGCTGGGCGATCTGATCCAGGACACAGTGTCGTTGTTGTCGGCCCGTGGACTTGAATGTCATCTCAAATCCCGTCGAGAGGTTTAGCAGCGTGAGACTTTTCAGAAAAATACACTCGATGCCCAGACTGGCCGCCTCATGAATGGCCACCCCATAGAGAAGGTTATTGAGCTTATAAGGCTGCGGCAGGATACGATCCGGGGAAACCTCCTGATGCAGCATGGCCGCGGCAAAATCCGCCACCCACTGCTGGTGGTAGGCTTGTCCGCCCTTCCCCACGGTCTCGGCATAGCCGGTGGTGGGGTGGTAAATCAAGGCCACCTCTATGGCCGGGAATGATCGGCGGCGATGCAACTGCCCGGCATCAAACTCAATGCGATGATTCGATAAATCCTGCACGTAAATCGTGACCTGAACAGATTGCTCCCTATATCGATCAATCACTTCAACTTCACAGGCTTGCCCCGCACCCAGCTTTTGCCGATAGAAGTCGGCTACCCGTGTGGCCAATGCCTGGCGCGCAGACTCACTGCGATCAACCTCGGCCTGAATCTTGAGGTCATGACAGGTACTCCGGCTGGCTCGGTCGTCAAAGAAGCGGACTTCAAGCGCCTCAGCAAATTTGTCCGGATGAGTTTCGTGCAACCACAAGGCACGCTGCTCAGGGGTTTCGAGATCTGCGAAACCCGCGGCGATAGCGGGCCGATCAAGACTGACGTTAATGATTTGCAACGTCCCATTCTCATCCGCCAACTGCGCTATATGTCCCAGGTCTCCGATCACGCGATCACGGACCGTCACCTCCTCGTACCCTGCGATGCATTCAACCAACTGCTTAAAAACCTGGGATTCCGCGNCGTCCCAATTCACACTTTCACCTGGATCAAATCCCCTAACCGCCAGAAAAGAGCGCACTAATGNTNAATTGACGGGCAGATTGCGCAAGAAGGAGCGATAAGAAATCGACATGAGGCACCTCGATTAGGTTGAGGCTGTCGCGGGGCGGCGGTGGTGACCGAACGTCAGACGCGGCGGCGGAATGAAGGAATAGCCGATAGAAAGAACTTTTTAGACAGTTTTGTTCACTGTTTCCATACTTTCTGATGCGATTCTATCCGCTGTGCTACTACTGTCAACTATGAAGTATGGCTATCGTGGTACTATCAGGCTTTCGCTAAGATGAAACCGTTGCCATGAGTACGCCTTTCGGGGAAAGACTTAGAGGTTTGCGCAAAAACAAAGGCCTTACCATGGACAAGCTCGCCCAGGCGGCCGGCATCAGCAAAAGCTATGTCTGGGAGTTGGAAAACCGTCCCGCGCAACGTCCATCCGTCACTGTCCTACAAGCCATCTCCGGAGCATTGGGGGTCACCATGTTGGATTTGCTCGGTGAACCCCCACCCGTTGACGGGGGGGATGCCCCAGAGGATCTCGCCTTTTTCCGCGAGTATCTCGGGATGAGTCAGTCCGACAAGGACCGCTATCGCAAGATGCTGAAGCTCTTCAAGAACGAGGAGTAAATCGTTGGGGGGGTACCAGCGCGATATGACAGGGGCCAGTGCGGCGATTCGCATCACCTCCCTTCTTCATCGCGTGGGCATGCTGAGCTTTCCCGTGGATGTCGATCACCTGGCCCTGAATTACGCCGACACGTTTGATTGCGACGATCCCATCATCCGTGTTGAAGGCGATTACTGGGATGGTATCGAGGGAGGTCTGTTCGCAAATGAAGATCGCAGTTCTTGGATCATCACTTTTAACCTCCGCTCCAATACTGACCGGCAACGCTTCACCAAGGCCCATGAATTAGGGCATTACGTCCTGCACCGCCATGAGAGAACGGGCTTCACGTGTGAAAACGGAGCCATCAGCAATCGCAGCAAAAGCGATGCGCTGATTGAGGCGCAAGCCAATCAGTTTGCCTCGTATCTTTTGATGCCGGCCGATGAGGTTCGGCGAAGACTCACCGGACAGCCCATCACTTTTCATCTTCTGAGCAGTTCCGCGACCTTTTTTGGGGTCTCCCTTGAGGCGATGTGCATTCGCTATCTTGAACTGACTGACCAGCGCGTGGTGTTGTTCAAGTGGATCTCTGGCTTCCTGGACTGGAACATTCCCAGTCCGTCCGCCCGCCTTTCCAAAGCGTTCTATAAAAAATCGCCTGAGTGTATCCCCCCGCCCCCAGGATCACTGGCGGAAGATGAATCGGTTCACCACGAATGGGATGGAGAGCGGGTCCCCTCGCAATGTTGGTTCACGAATGAACCTGAGGACGAAACCTTGCGTGAGATGAAGCATGTCTCGGATGAGCATGAACGCATTTTGACGCTATTGGTGTTAGCCCCTGCCACCAAGCCTTGGGAGCGGGAAGAAAATGGGGCTGAGGATGCGGATTAGCCATCCACTCTGACCATATTTCGGTGGTTCTGACGAATTCTGAAGGGCCTTTTCTACGCTTTACTCTCCGTTCCTCCCGGCTGGGATACCTCTCCCGACCTCTTCGGTGACACTGGCACGGTGTTAAATCGTCCCTGATAGGTCATCCCCATGTCGCTTCTCCCCTCCCCCGCTTACCTGACCGCAGGTGAACGTGCGCTTGAAATCACCCGAATTCTGGCCGGTGCCATAAGGCGGCAGCATGCGTCGCTGCCTGCAAAGAAAGAGCCGGTTGGACTTGGCTTCTCTGGTCACCAGCGCCTGAATGGCACTCCCTTATCAACCAAGAGAGTGTCATGACCCATCCAGCGCAAGTCTCCGTCGCCGCCCAGGTGGCCAACCTCCCTGCCCTGCCGATGGCAGATCTTTGGGGACTCTGGGATCGTTTTTTCCCGCGGCGTCCGGGCAAGGTGAATCGGACATATCTCGAAGCGCGGATTGCCTACAAGTTGCAGGAGGCGGTGTATGGCGGGCTGTCCGACAAAACCCGACAACGCTTGATCCAGATCGGTCAGCAGCAATCGAAGATTTCCCAACGACCACCTCGGGAGGTGCTGCACTTTGTGCCGGGAACGGTCATGGTGCGGGAGTATGGCGGCGAGGAACACCGGGTGACGGTGACGGCAGAGGGACGCTTTGAGTATGGCGGTCAAAGCTACCGCAGCCTTTCAGCGGTCGCCCGACAGATCACCGGAACCCCCTGGAATGGGTTGGTATTTTTCAATGTACGGAAATCCCGGGAGGCAGCATGACGGCTGATCTGGTTGCGTCCAAGCCGCGTAGACGCTGTGCGGTGTATACCCGGAAGTCGACCGAGGAGGGCCTGGACCAGGAATTCAATTCGATTGATGCGCAGCGCGACGCGGGGCAAGCCTACATCGTCAGCCAACGCGCCGAGGGCTGGATTCCTGTGGCGGATGATTACGATGATCCGGCCTTTTCAGGCGGCAACATGGAGCGGCCAGCGCTGAAACGATTACTGGCGGATATTGAGGCGGGGAAGATCGACATTGTTTTGGTCTACAAAATTGACCGCCTGACCCGCAGCCTGGCCGATTTCTCGAAGATGGTGGAGGTGTTCGAGCGCCACGGGGTGTCGTTTGTGGCGGTGACACAGCAGATCAATTCAGCGACACCGATGGGCCGACTGATGCTAAATGTGCTGCTGTCTTTTGCCCAGTTTGAACGGGAAGTGACGGGGGAACGGATTCGCGACAAGATTGCGGCGAGCAAGAAGAAAGGCCTGTGGATGGGTGGGCGGCCGCCGCTGGGGTATGACGTGATCCAGCGAAAGCTGGTGGTCAATCCGGAAGAAGCGGCGCGGGTGCGGAGGATCTTCGAGGATTTTGTCACACTGCGTTCGTGTACCCGGTTAGCCGCTGCCCTCAATGCGGAAGGCCAGACCACCAAGGCCTGGACTACCCAGGCGGGCAAAGTGAATGCCGGGGGACCGTTTGACAGGAAGTTGCTGCACGACCTGCTCAGGAATCGGCTGTACCGCGGGGAGCTATCCCATCAGGGGCAATGGTATCCGGGGCAGCATGAGCCGTTGGTAGATCGGGCCGTGTGGGATCAGGTGCAGGCGGTGCTTTCTGAGGAGGGAAAACAGCGGGCGGTCGAAACGCGGCAGCGAGCTCCCTCTGATGCGCTACTCCGAGGCCTGCTGCACGATGCCGAGGGCAATAAGCTGTATCCAACCTATACCCGGAAACAGGGTAAGGCCTATCGCTATTACATTGGTCAGAAAGTGAACCGCTTTGGGGTGGCAGGCGGGTCATTACGATTACCGGCGGAACCGATTGAAGCTGCCACGGTGCAGCAGATCAAGACGGTGCTGAGCAGTCCGGAGACGGTAACGGCGGTGTGCCGGGAACTCGGGACCGAGGTGGATGAGGGGCGCACGGTGGTGGCCCTGAGCCGATTGGGGGATGTCTGGTCACAGTTGTATCCGGTCGAGCAGCATCGGCTGGTCCAGTTGATGGTGGAACGGGTGGACCTTTTGGAACAGGGCCTCCGGATTCACTGGCGGGAGTTGGGCTGGAAGTCCCTACTGGAGGAATTCAGCCCGGAGACCATCGGGGCCGAGATGGTGGCATGGGAGGCGGCATGAGTTCTACGGTGATTGTGCCCTTGCAATGGGCCCGGGTGGGTCGGCCGCTGGTGGATACCGAACAGCGTCAGCCCTCCCCCGCGTTGATCCGGGCTTTGGGCTTGGCCCTTTATTGGCAACAGCAACTGGATCAGGGGGTGGTTCCCAGCGTCGAGGCCCTGGCGCAGCGGGAGGGCAAGGATATTTCCACCGTGAGCCGCGTCCTGCATCTTGGATTGATGGCGCCGGGTCTGGTGGAAACCTGCCTGGCCGGCCAGCAACCCCGCACTCTCAATCTCAAATGGCTGCAACGTCATCGTCTGCCGACTGACTGGCAGGCGCAGCAGTCGCTGTTTGAATCCTTTCGTTAGGAGTCCCTATGCCCAGACGCGCAGAAGGCCGCATTACCGGCCAACCAGTCACCCACGAAATCCCCCAACCCGCCGGCGGGGTCAAGCTGGTCACCTTCATTCCCTGGACCCTGGTCAAGCGGGGCATGAAGAAGGAAATCATCACGCCGATCGATGCACCAGAGGCCTTTACGGTGGAGGCGGCAGAGGAACGGCAACGGAAAAAGGCCGAACAGCATGCGCCGGTGGTGCGAGCACTGGGCTTGGCGTATTACTGGCAGTCATTGATCGAGTCCGGCAAGTTTGACTCGATCAGTGCCATTGCCGATGCAGAGGGCCTGAGTAAGGGTCATGTAAATCGGCTGATGCAACTCTCGCGGCTATCCCCGGAACGGGTCAGGCATTGCCTGGAGGCCAGAAGACCACCGTCATTGGAATCGCTGACTCGACAGGGGGTTTCGCTCGATTGGAATGATCTGACCCTACCCCAATAACGTAGGGAAGACCTTAAGTCCATCCGCCACCAGGCATCCCAAGCTTTTAACTGAGGACATTTCCCCATGGCCGACGCCCCAAAAATCCCCCGCAATACCGCTTCCCGCAAACCAAAAATGAAAGCCGCACCAAGCCCAAGGAGTCAGGACCTGCCTGACTGCTATAGCAAGGGCGGTTGCCCATTTGCCAGACTTCGAAGCTTCATTGACTGGATGAATGTGGTTGACGAATTCAAATTAGCCGGACATCTCAACTACATTCCACGCTGGGGTTTTCTCATGTTAGTCCTGGTCTATTTTGCGGTGAATTAATCATC